AGTCTTCAAGCCATTTAGATACAGACTCTTCAGTTGGGTCTATATCCTGTGGGATAAATGAAGCGATCTTCGGATTTATCCCGCGACTTGCGAGGGCATCCTTGATTGTTCTATCACGCTGACCTTTGCTCAGTGACTCAAACTGTGAACGGAGTTCATTGAGTTCTTTGTCTTTTTGCTTTGAGGCTTTGCGTAGTTGTTTAACAAGGTCATTTGATGTGTCTTCTGTGAAGTCGTCATCATCCTCGTAGTCGTAATTGGACATAGTGGTCCTTCTCCCTATTAGTTGTTGGCATAGGCCTCATATTCGTTTGGGGAAACGGTATGGCTCCTACTCCTGGTCTTGTTGTCGCTCCACTAGGCCAGTAGTTCTAGTGGCAGGTTTTTTATTTAGTAAGCGCCAGCACGATCTCGTACTAAGGCTCCAGATGATATTCCGGTCTTTGCGCCAAATGTGGCTTGTTCAAGACCAGCAACCTTTTGGCGTTGCTTACGCGCACCTTGTGCGCCTTGTAGATTAAAAACTTCTTCCTCTGCTGTTGTCTGTGTATATGGATCTTGTCCATAGATAGATGCAAGTTGTGAACCACGTTCTAGTCCACCACCGATAGCGCTGTAACCTTTTTCTGCTGTAGCTTTATCAACTCCATATGTTCCAAGTTGCTCAGCACGTGCCATACCAGTCTTGAGTCCTGCTTGTATAGCAGCACCACCAATCTCAGCAGAAGTTACCTTACGCTTAATGTTTTCAATAGCGTTCTTTGGGTCAAGGGTATAAGCCAAGATGTCGCCATTAGTAATGTCTGGATAGAACTGCTTGAGTGCTTGACTTACTTCTGGGTTAGCATTAAGAACACGCTTTTGTGCAGTTGAGATTCGGTCTTCTAATTCTATATTGCTGACATCATTTTCAATAAGTTTTCTAAAACCTTCTTGAACGCCTGTACCAGTTTTTGCATAGTAACTTTCAGGTAAACCGTATTGGCGCATAACTTCTTGGTACTGATCTTCTAAGGCAATATATGCAGCAGGACTAAGTGCTTTAAGGCCCTTAGCTACTCGTGCGTCATTTGCTGCAAATCTTGTTTTGTAAGCATCTGTTCCTCGCACTTTAAGAGAAAACTCTGCAGGATCAAGAGATCCCTCTAAAAGAATCTTTTTAATATCTGATACTAGGAATCCTAGATCATATTGGTCAAACTCGTCAAAGAGAAGATTATATGCAGATATTTTACCTGCTGTTGTTTCGTCTAATCCTGTTGGTGTACCTGTTGATATACCTATTGGTGTACCTGTAGTTATACCTATAGTAACTGGATTGCCAAAACCTTGAATTCCTTGATTTATTAAAAAGTCAGACTCTGCTTGTTCTGCTGCTGTAAGTTGTATCCCTTGTGTGACTTTGCCTTTTAATATTTCATATCTATTTTTATTGTAGTTATCAGTCCACTTTTTATCTAATGCAGAAAGTAAACCTTGTGTTGCTTTACCTTTAAGATATTCATTATATCTTTGCGCTTCTTGACTATTCAAATTTTTTGGGGCTACAGTGGGTACACCGCCTTCACCTAGTCCAGCGTCTTCGCGCACAGTTATATCTTTCTTAATTTTAATAGCCATCGTTTACCCCATAAATCCAAAGTCTTGAAGGACTTGTTTAGTGACACTTGCTACTTCGCTGCGAGCTGTATCTGTATACTGCCAACGATCATCTTTACGTAGTTGTTTGCGTAGTTCTGCAAGGCTTATATTGCCAGCAAGAGCATTCTGAATGTTCTTATCTGTAACATCAATAGAGTTGTAAGGAATTTCTAGTACATCTGAAATGGTTGCACGATAAGGGCTAATAATATCTGTTAAATCTTGACCTTCATCTATGAGTTTCTTAACATAATCAGGCATAGAAGTCTTGGCATAGTTGCGAATCTTTTTAGTAAAGTCATCAATAGATGCACCAGTCTGTAGTTCTTTAAGTACTTGGTCAATGGTATCAAAGCCAAGCACCTTTGGAAGAAGTAATACAGATATACCATTTCGTGTTGCTACTGAAAGCAAAGAGTTGTAATCATTTGCCTGTGTGCCACCGGTTTTTCCTGGTACAAACTTGCTACCAGATAAAGCCTCATCAAAGATTGTTAAATCGTCAATGCCTCTTTTGTAATAATCCTCTAGCTGTTCATCTGTAAGCGTTAGGCCATCTTGCTTGAGCCTTGGCTTAATACCAAGTAACCAACTTCTAAGACGCTCTTTATAGAGATCAGAGTTTTCTATTTTAAGAAGATACCGGTCACGAACATCTGTGTCTAACTTAGCCCACTTTGTCTTAAATAAAAGATCGCGTGCTGCCGTTGGGTTTGTTTTGTAAAGTTCAAATACTTTCTTAAGTTCTGCTCCGTATGTAGGATCGTTAAGAAGCGCCTCACCAATACCAAGATTAGTTGCTGTTTTAAGACCTGAAGAAATGGAAGCATCAGTAACCTCTGTTGGGCGACCTTTAGGGTACTTTGTTTCAAAGGCTTTTTTTGCTGCTGTCTTGGCAGGGCCAGCATTTAGTTTATTTATTGCAGCAAGTTCTGCATCATATTGGGTCTGCTCAGGAGTATTAGCCATTTGCCCCTCCTAGTGTACCAAGCATCCAGCTTGTAAAATCAACACGTTCTTTACGTTCTACATCTTCAGGTGTTGCCTGACGAATAGCCTTTTCTGCAGTAGCAGTGGCTTGCTCTTGTGAGAAGCCTGGTGTTGCAACAATTTGTGTTTCTAACTGACCGGTCTTTGGATTCTTAACCTTCTTGCTTGACTGGACAGTTCCAGTAGAAATCATATTATCAATAGACTTACGAAGATCCTTGTACCACTTTGCTGATTTGTCAGCATCTGTAATGCCCTGACCACGTAGGGTTACAGATACATCATCAATCATCTTCTCGCGGTCTGCCTCTGTATACTGATAGATACTGCGACTTGGTATATTTGGAGTACCATCTGTAGTACTTACTTGGATATTTTCAGTTAAGAATTGAGTAAGAGTAAGTGATGGACGAGCTGTTCTTACTGATTCAACTTGAAAATCATTAGCTGCTTCTCTGTAGGCATCACCTAAAAGTTTGTTATATTTGCTACTTGCCGTTTTAAGATAACCTGCATTTTTAAGGAGCTTAGATAAAGCAAGGCGATCTGTAGGTGACATATTAAGTGCATCTATAACATATGGATCTTGTCCTACTACTGTACTACTTGTAGTTCCACTTTGAAAACCTAGATTACCGTTAGAAGAGGTTGGATTAGATATAACCGAACCACTGGGAGGAAGACCTGTATTTTTCCAGTTATTAAAGAATCCACTTTCCATTACTGTATCTCCTGTTAATCTCTAATTAGTTTTGAAAACAGAGCAAAGTACGCATCTTCTGCGTTACGATTTGTTTGTGACAAGCGAAGCAACTCTTCTTTTGTACGTTGTTTAAGCATATCTTTGTAATCCTGACTTGATCCTGAATTACCAAATACTGAATCACGTGCGTTGATATAGTCATTGTATGTATTTAGCATAGCCTCAATAGGCTTACGAACTGCTGGATCTAATGTGACACTTGGATCTTTCAACATAATTGTTAGGTCAGATAGTGCTTGTGTTCGCTGGATAGCACGCTCTGCTCCCTTGCCTAGTTCTTGCTGTAGGTAAGGACGTGCTTTCTTAAACTGTGTGGCCCAAGTTTCCCACTGTGTATTGAGATTACGCTTAGCGAAATCACCAAAGGTATTAGATAGTTCCTGTTCGTAAAGATCCTGCTGTGAATAATAGAAAGATTCATCACGAGCTGTGTTTACTTCACGCAAGAAATCTCTTACCAACTTAGACTCTTTGAGTCCCATATTGATTAGCAACTTGTAAGCATCAAAATCAAATTGGCCTTCTTTTGGAATAAAGAAGCCTGCACCCTCTGGGTATTTCTTGATAAGTGCCTTGTTGTCAGTAACCCATTTGTTTGCTTTTTCGTTAGCACTAAGGATTGCTACAACAGTGCTCTCAGATTCAGATACTGTGTACGGAAGTTCTTTAGGAAACAGGCGAATCCACTCTTGCATAGCCTTGTCATAACTTCCAGTCTTTTGAACTAGGTTATTCCAAGTTTGCTTAAAGTTTGTTTCACCATTCTCACGTACCCACTTTGCCATATCAGACTTTAACGTTACTTGTGGTGAAGCTGGTACAAAGAAGCCAAGAATAAAGCGTAGTGATAATGCTGTAATTGTAGATGCAGATAACTTATCCTTGTAATCTTCTAACTCACCTACAGTAAGTGGAATTTCTAATCCAGTTACTGGGTCAATCTTTGGGTTTAGTCCGTGACCAGTAGCCTCAAGGTATGATGCACCCTTACGTGCTGCTGATGCGTATTGTGAGTTACGCTCATCACGATCTAATGCTGATATAAGGCGAGTTATATGTGCAGGGAATAATGCGTTAATCATTGGTTGGTCTTCTCCGTACTGACCAAGCAATGCTTTCTCAAACTTATCTAATGCTGGGACTACCGCAAAGATTGCTTTCATTGCTATCGCAGATATTGGGCCTGCAAATGTAGGAAACAGTGAGTCTGGGTTGGTAGATGGGGTAATCATCTTCAACTTAGCACTAAATTCAATAGGCATAGGGGCCTTGATGCCATCTTCTTGACCAAACAGGCGCATTGCTGTACCCATTGCTTGGTACATTGCTGTAGTTCCTGGGTAAAAGAAGTAATCCTCACCAGTATCGTCTCTTTGTACAAAGCCAGAGTGTGCAATTCCGTCGTAAGTTAATGATGCACGAGTAATTGCCTCTGGATTATACTTGACTGTGCGATAGAATCGGCGATAGAAGTCCTCAGTAGCACGATAGAAGCGTGCAAAGTTACGCCCTGCTAGTGCAAGTTGACTTCGTACTGCAGGATTATCAACATATGCTAGAACACTGTCCTTTGCCAAGTCTTCAGCTAGTGTATTTATGTGAAACTTTGCAGCCTTAAAAGCACTTGTATATGCTTCGTCAGTTTTACCTTCTGTAAATTGATCTATAACTTTTTTACTGTAGCCAGAGTCATCTAACTGCTTGCGAAATCTTACAAGTTCATTAAGAACGATAGGCTCACGGCTCCAACGAGCATTAGCCTCGCCCATTGCATCCCAACCTTTATCAAAAAGGTTTGCAGCAAAGTTATCGCCAGCAGATACCGGTACTAATGTTGGACCTGAAATATATGTAGGTGCCATACTAGGTTCTTTGGGCAAGTCAGCAAGTCTTAGTTCCTTAGCAGTTACTCGTACGTAACCATCTGCATCTGTCTTAACTACTTTACCTAAAAGTTCATCGTTAAGTTTACCATCAGCCTTGGAGAATAGATTATTGACTGCAAGGAATGCACGTTGTGCGTGTGTGTATTCATCTGCACCCTTAAAGTACAATTGGAATCTATCCTTATCGCGCTGTGGAAGTGCTTTAAGGTACTTAAACATTTCATTGATTGCTGTATCTTCATCCTTAAGATGCCTAATAGCAATTCTACCAAGATCATCATTTGCCATTATACCAATTTGAAAAAGCCAGCTAACCATTGCTTGTTCATTAGCAACTGGATTAAAGTTTGAAAAAGCAGTATCTCCAACAGCGCGTTGGTAAGCCTTGCCATCAATAATAATTGCATCCATTTTACCAAAACGAGTTACATCATCTGCAACATTCTGGTAACGACCACCGCCACGAACACCGTTTTTAGCGCCTCCTATAACCTCTGAAAGAATTTCATCTAGGTTACCAAATTTAGCAACATCTGCAATAATTTCTGCTGCTTCTGGATCTAATTTATATCCTAATTTACGACGAAGCACTGCTTCTGCCATAACGGAACGTACTTCAGTTTCATTAGTAGCAGCTTTTATCTTTCCAGCAAACTCTGATAATTCATCTGCAAGCAAAAACTTATTGATTGCCCCTAGTTCACCTTCTTGAACGTTTAAGAATACTGTGTCTTTTAATTTTTGCAGTGCAGAGTCTTCTCCTTCTATACCTCTGCTGACACGAATACGCGTAGACCATAAATTACCTTTGACTAAATCCCAAGGATTGCGTCCTCGTGCAAGGAAGAACATATCATCCTCAATAACATTTCGTTGAACAAAGCGAGGACCAGCAAGAGTTAAGAATGACCAACCAGAAGTAATCTGGTCTGCCCACTTGCTATGTGAAAGTCCAACGAGCTTAGAGATTAAACCTTGGCGAGTTGTAAGTCTGTCTAGTGCAACAACAGATGGTATTACCATTGATGTTGAAAGTTGATACGGGAACAATGCAAGTTGTTCTCCAGCAAAGTCTGCTGGGTTACCAAGACGTTCACCATTTACAACTATATCTGCAGCATATCTTTTTTCTAAACCTTTACCAGCAAACTCTTCCATAAAGGATTTACCAGGATCACCCTTGCGTACTCCGCGTGATGAGAAAATTGTATTCCATACACCTTTGGTAATTTGCATACGCTGGCCTTCATCACCAGCAGCAAATGCTTCAGCAATAATTCTGCTGTGATAGCGAGAATTAGTTAAACGCGCTGTGCGATAAATTTCATCTACAGCATTAGGTCCCATTACATCAAAAATTCTTGATGTTGGGTTAGGAACCTTTGTAAACTTACGAGCAAAACGATCAATGCGTCCTTGAATCTGGTTATCAGTAAAACGAACTACGCCATCTGGACCCTTAAAGCGGCCTACTTTGTTTTCAAGTTTAGCAATTTCTTCTGAACGTGTAGTAATACCAGTAAGAATATCATCAAATTGTGGAGCAGTTCCGTACAGAGCCTGTACTAATTTTTGTCCAACTTTATCCATATCAAGAACCTTGTTACCTGCAGTAAGGGCTGCAATACGGGCTTGACGTCCTAGGGTTAGACGCGGCACCAATGGTGTCTCACGTGCTGCTTGGCCTCTAAGAATGCCATCAACATCTATTCCATTTTGAAAGAATGTTTTAGCAGAATCTGAATTAGTAACTCCAGCTGTAATAAACTCATCAATTGCAGCAGGACCAAACTCAGGTGCAATGCGACGCAAGTTGGTTGATGCTTGTTCTGCAGCAACAATGTTTCTTCCCTTGCGAGCCTTGGCTAGATTGTCTAGCTCACTACCGTATGAATTAAAAAAGTTAACAACCTTTGGGTTATTAAAGGCTGCATCTAACTTCTTTGGATCTCCGACAATCTTAATGAGTGCATAGTTGTAAGTATCATATGCTTTCTTGGCTTTGCCTAGTAAAATAGTTGGATCTACAAAGATACGAAATGCAGCATCTGCAGTTCCTGAGATTCCCGTGTATAGAAATCCTGAGCCTTCTAAAGACTGAGGTAGTAAAGCATTTGCAAGTGCGCGACCAGGTGAGTACTTAGCTGCGACTACTTCATCATAGGCGCTTTGCCATAACTTATCTTGACCTTTAGATGCAAGACTAGCAATCTGCTTTTCTTCTTCAGTTCCATTTGCTAGAAAATCTGATAATGGTTGACCTTGCGAAACTTTTTGCGCCATTGACACATAATTACTACCGTACTTCTTTGTAGCCTTGTTAATACGATCATCATTGTATACAAGTTCGCCATTGTCATTGGATTTTTTCCAAGCATCAGAAAGAATAGAAAAGTTTTTAGGTAGGTAATACTCAGCACTTCCAATTGGAATCTGCTCATTAGCAATAAGATATGTTCGACCAAGACGGCTTACAAAATCAGATGCTTCAATTACTGCATTAAATACTTTACCACCTGTATAGTGCCAAGCACTACCAAACCATCCACGCTTTGGCTCTTCTGGGGCAACGCCAAATGTCTGTGTTAATGATTGCTGTTGATCTACAGGCAAAGTGTTAAACTTAATACGTGCTTCATTAGCTGGCATATCAAGTAAGTTCTTATGCGTTGTTACAATTTTATTTATAGTCTCAACTTTAGCTTTGTCTGCAGTATTAAGACCTGCTTGTGATGCGGCTATATTAAGATTCTGTTCAGCCACTACAAACCTCGCGCAAGCATACCCTGATACAGAATGGCTATTTCGCCTGATTCATCGTACGGCAATAACTTAGCCAACGTATCGGAATACTTTTCAGTCATTTGAGAACGCATCATCATTGCATTAGAACCTGGGCCTTCACCTATATCAATACCTGCAGTGATTGGTTCATCTGGACGCTGTGTTGGTGCGAATAATTCTGTTACTGGTTCCTGTGTTGCTGCTTCACGTACATCGCCTGCACGAGCAGGGCGTACATCACTAGTCTTAGCAAGCGGAGCGCCTGACTTAATAGCCTGCGTCTCTACGCCTTCACCATAGGCTGTTGAACCCATTTCTAACTTATCTGTACGTGTGGAGTACTTACCTGGACCTGCTGGTCCAGCCAGTGGATTCATCATACTCACTGTTTGTCCTCCTCTAACTTTTCTAAATCGTTTGCCATATCTTCCCAAGCCCTATTGGTTTGAGTTAGATGGTTTGAATGGTAAATAGATAATTCCATTAGCTCACCTGTTAATGTTTCAACAGATGATGCAATGTTGTGTAGAAAACCTACACCGATAACTACAAAGTCAAGAAAGCGCACTGGACGAGAAATGTAATTGTCATTCTTCATCGCCCAGTACACCCTCCGTTAAAAACTATTATCCTTTTTTGACTTTGTTTCCCTTGCGACCTGCTGGCATCATTGATGGTACTACCTTGCCGCCTGCTGGCTTTGAGTGATCCATCTTGCCTTCCTTTGGCTTAGCCATTGGAGCTGCTGCACGTGATCCTTTATTCATATTACACCTCCTCTTATTATGCTGCGCCGGTAATACCAGCTAGTAGTTGGGCTATATCGGGACGTTGACCAGCAGCAGGGGCCGTACCACCTTGTTCTTGTGGAGGTTGCGCTGAGGCTGGGGCGGGGGCCGCACCTGCTGCTGGAAGTTGTTGTTCCATTCCTGGTGCCATAGGTGGCATCTCTGGGACTGGAGGTTGTTCTGGTGGTGTAAATGCTTTTTCGATAACCGCTTCTAGCGATTGCCCCTTTTGCCGACCTTGGATAACAGATGCAATGCGGGTGATAATTTCACTAGGGTCTTGGCCTTGCGCTGCGAGGGCTGGAATTGCCTGAGCATACTGTGCAACAGCAACACGCAAAGAATCGCGCATCTCTTCAATATCAACACGTTGTTCCTCCTGAGTTACATTCAAGTCCATTGGAATCTCACGGCGTACATAGTCACGAGATACGAGCTTGTCTGAACGCATTTGTAGTAAAGCAATAATGGCACGGCTTGGGTCCATACCAGACATAATTCCGTAGCGTACATCTACGCCGTACTCGCCCTTGATATCACGAGATGGTGTGTACTTGAGAACATAAGGTGTTCCATCATCTGTTCCCTTAATGGTCTTTGGAATACCACTAAATACTTTCTCATCTGCTTCAAAGCAAACTGAGATAAGTTCTTGGAACATACGAGCAAACTGTGCTTGTGCTGACTTGATCTGTGTATCAAAACCAGCCTGTAGTGCCTGCACACCGCGACCAGTAACTACTGATGCGTCAATATTACCTGAACGGCTTTCAGGATAACGAGATCCTAAACGAAGTTCACGCTCTAATACACCAGATTCTGTAAAGATTCCAGGTGGTAGTTCTAATGAAACGCGACGAATACCTTGTGGGTTAGCAGAACGCATAATAGAATCTGGACCAAGTGCTAACTCTTGCACATCTTGTGGAATAGCAATAGGTGCTTGGATAGACTTTTCTGCTGCTTGAATCTGCAAGATTGCAAAACGAGCACGGGCTAACTGTACAGATAGAACATCATCAAACTGTCCACGTGCTTCACCATCTAGGGAGGAACGCATAATGACAGATGCCATAGCTCTACCTAAGATGTTTGGTGTGCGTGCTAAAACTAAGTTCTTACGCTCTGGGATGTATAGCAAGTCTTGATCTTTGTCGTGGTACTTGACCATTGATACATAAGGAGAAGATAGAGCGTATTGGTTTTTACCTAGAATTATATCGTAGTACTCTGGGTACTGTGCAGCTAGTGTCTCTGCATCGGTAACGATTACCTGTAAAACAGATAGTACGCGACCATAACGATCTAACTCTGGGTAGGTACCAAATGGGTTGAGCATACGGATACGAGGATTGTTGTCCTCAAAGTCCATCTCAACCATACCGATACCAAGACCATAGGTGTTATACCAGTCTGCTGCTGTGTACATCTGCAGTTGTAGGTCAGAGTTTGTTGCATAAAAGTTTGCAATACGAGTTCTAGTATCTGCTGCTTTGCGTGCTGAATCTGAAACCATATTGGTTGCAGAGCAGTTAAAGGATGGCAGTGGTGCCATCGCTTCTGCTAGATCTCGTGCTGCGACGTCAATGAAGTTTGCAACCAGAGGCTTTGGATATTCCTCTGAAAACATTGCGGGGTATACCTTAGAGATATCTCCCTGACGCACCGAGAGCACATCACGCATACGTTGATCTCGCGCTGATGAGCGAGTACGTAAGCGTGCGAGCTTAGCGTCAACTTCTTTGACTGATAACAATGGGGGTCCTTACTTCTTCTTTTTCTTTTTAAGGTTCATTTCAATAATCTTGGCACGGGTTGCAGTCTTTGATACATCCACTGCTTGGCTTGCCCTAATGCGTTGAACATCTTGTGGACGACCTTGTTTGATAGCAGCATTTATTGCTTTCTTCAAACCGCTTTCATAATTGTATGAGATTCCTTTAATTCCTGGTCCACGTTTAGCCGAGTAATAGGGGATTACTTCCGTAGCGCCAGTATTTCTTTTAGTTGCCTTTGCTTTTCGTGCTTGGCTAACAATAAGTTTATTGGCTTTGCTAAGCGCTCCTTCTGAAACAACTTCAATTGTTTTATTTTTTTTAAGACTCTTTGGTGCTGCTTTAGCACTAGCAATCTTTTCTCTGTAAGTTTTAGCCATAGATCTTGCCGTATTTTCCTTCTAGGATCTTCTTCATAGCTGCATCCTGTGGGGTCATCTTGCCTGGTGTCTTCTTAGGCATCGTAGGACGGCGAGTAGTTGATGTTGGCGCAGGGCGCTTAGGTGCCGGAGCCAAAGGAACTGGCTTAGCACTAGGACGCTTGACTTCTGGTTTTCTAACAGCAGGCTTCTCTGTCATTGCCATATTAGTCAATCTTTCCAAATGGATTACCAGCGCCACCTATAACGCCACCGCGTAATCCGCCACCCTTGCTAGGGTTACCACGAGTAGCCTTTGCTACTGCTTTTTGGAATTTTGTTGGTTTCTTTGGTGTTGACTTTTTGTTTAGTGCTGCACCCATTTTTGCTAATGATGCTTTTTTCTGTTCTGCGGCTGTAGGCTTTTGTGCTTGCTTCTTCATTCTTTTTGCAGCATCTTTATCCATTGACCTTAATTCAGCATTACTAAGTGCAGCCTTTAATTCTGCTGCTCTAGTTTTAAGTGACCCTGGTGCCTTCTTAGGACCAAAGCCTTGTGCACGGTCACGTGCCATACTTTCTGCAACAGTCATTTTGCGATTGTTAAAATCTTTTATTCTTTTGTCTTGAACTTCTTGAGCACGTGCTCCAGCAAGTCTAATTGCTTCTGCTCTAGTTGCTTTTGCGCTTTTAGAAAGTCGTGGATTTGAATTAGCAGCACGAAGTCCACGCTTTGAACTTCTAGCATCTTCCATTTTTTTCTGTGCGTCTTGGACCTGCTTGTTTAACTTTTCAGCCTGTGGTACAAGCATATATTTTGTGTCCTTGAATTTTACGGAAGAAATTGCTTGTCCTAGTTTAACTGTACTTCCAAGGTTGCTTTTACCTTTGCCTGGCTTCTTAGGTGCCATTGCCATTTTGTTATCTCCTTATTAGATGAACGTGCGATCTTTTTCGGCGAGCAGTTCATCTATGTTGATAACCGTTCGCTTGCCTCTCTCAAAACGAGAGAGGAATGGATTTTTCATATGGTGTGCTGCGTGGTTACCTTGGCTGAGCATCTCGCGTGCGCGGATCTCACAGAACCACAGGGCCATCACCATATCGGTCTTACCTTTAGTAGTTGGTGACCAGGTAATTAACTGCTCGATAAGAGCTTTGACATTTTCTGTCTGGTCACTGGGAAGATGGATAAGATTGTCTCTATGGTGTTTGCCGTCAAACTGCTTCGTTCCAAACAGAGTGGACATACTGGCAACACCGAATCCTGAGTCCCACTTGTTGGTTCCGGTGTGGTGTTCACGTAGTAGTACTCCTCGGCTTGCAAGGTTCTGGCGGATGCCTTCGTCTTGTGTTAAGAAAGATTGAAATGCGTTCTTCTCTACTATCCACTCACTAGGTGAGTACAGGGAAGTCCAGTCAAAAATTAACTGACGGATTGCAGCAGGCGTCGGCCTAGTAATTTTAATAGCATCAACGATATAGCGTTTATGTGTAGCCCTATCAACAGCGTAACAAACGACGGCTGTATCACCAACCATAGCGGGATCAAGACCACAAATAAAAGAAAAGCCATTGACATCACGCGGATGGCCTGGGTTGCCAGGAACCAAGCGACCTGCTTTACGCATACCATCTATAGAACCTCGCACACATACTGGATCAAAGATGGCATCATCTGAGATATCTTGTTGCTGATATACCAAAGCCCAAGTGCTTGCATCCATAGCTTGGCGTTCGTTGTAAAGGTTACGACCATTCCATCTAGGGTAAAGGCCGTCCTCATTCAAATCTGTTTCTGTCTGTCCATCAAAGGGGGCATCGGATGCAGGCCAAAGAGTTTCCCACTTGTCAGGGTCATTGTCTACTGTAAGCAAGGCTGGCATTGCAAGGTAAGTCCAAGGGACCAAGCCACCAGGGTAGCGGTCTTCGGAGCGTAGCTCCTTGTATAAGTCTACTGCAGAAACTCGCGTACCAATAATAATCAATTTACCAGTAGGGTTCAAACGAGAGCGCACATCCTGGGTTAACCAGCGGATTTGCTTTTCAAACTCGTTGGCGTTCTTTAATGTCACAGCGTCGTCTACAATAATCATATCGGCACGCTTACCGTAGATCTGACCACCGATACCGACGGCTTCGATGTTTGGGTCTTTTTCAGATGACTCACGGAGTTCATCACCAAAGGTGACACGGGTAGCTTGCCAGGATGCAGACTTAGAGTTAAACCCTACGCCAGCAGCGTAAGCCTGTTGGAGTGCTTCATAGTTAGGATGCGTCAGGCGTTGCTTGATGGCGTAGAGAAAGTCGGCGGCTAGCTGCTGAGTCTGAGAGACTATTAGCACACGAAAGTTAGGGTTCTGACAAACCTGCCAAGTGACGTAATCAATGGTCACGGTCATAGACTTGGCGTGGTTTGGCGGAATGTTCAGTAAGATTCTGTTATTAGCCAGACCCTTTTCAAACTTCATACTAGGGTGTAGCCAACCAGGTTCTCTACCTTCGATAACATCTATCAAGTTTTGCTGATGGGCAAAGGTGCGGGAGTGTAGGTACTTCTGACGAAATTCTGAGAATGTAATGTCGTGAACATCAGATGCTGCAAAGGACTTGTCTTTCAACCCAAGGCGGGTTCGGTCAACTTTGTCAGTAAAGATCTTGTCGGTGCGACGGTAGTACTCGTAGGTCTTAATGGATTTACCGGCGGAGGCACAAGCGGCCTCAATGGTCATACCCTCAGCTACACAGCCAAGAATGATTCTCTTAGCAATGTCAGCACTATTATCAGCCACGTGATCTCCTAAACTTTTAATGGGGACGGGCCGAAATTGCATAGTATCTTTACTAGGCAGAGTCTCACATCTACCAATAGATAGACCTGTCCCCACTAAAAGTACTGGGCAGTTCGGGCTTAGCGCCCGAAGGAGCTACAGCGAACTGAGGGGTAAGACTTAACTCGGCCTAGGGGCCTCGCTAGAGGCCATACCGTCTCTGCTCAGGGCTTTTCCTATTAAAACCCCTTACTATGTATAAGGCAGGAAATTTAACGCATTTCCCGTTTTTAGAATGTGATACTAAACA